TCCATTGTCAGATACTTTCAAAAACTTGTTGTCGGCCAAGGCCATATCTGTGAGAGTGTCAAGGTCGAGTTCCTTTCCGTTGTCAAAGATAAGCATTTTATCATCATCTTTTGCAACTAATTTTAATTTGCCATCAATTTTTTTTATTGCCGCACTTTTTTCAGCAAGTTTCTTATTCAAAAACTCACGTGCAATCTTGCTTTCAACATCCAAACCAAACTGACCAGGCAACTTCTTAGATGAAATAATGCGGTTAATTTCCATTTCTGTAAACTCGCCATCATACTTTGCAACAATCGCATCAATAGCACTTTGCTTTTCGAATGCGGCATCGGTTGCAGCCTTAGAAAGTTGTGCACTTAATTCGTTAATCTTACGTTCAAGTTCTGCTTTATCGCCCTTGCCATCAATTTGCTTTGATTTTAATTCAGCAATCTTTTTAATTGCTACCTCAACCTTGTTATAAGTGTTAGGGTCATCAGTAATCAGTTTGATAGTATCATCATCTGCACCATTGTCTTTTAACCACGTTGAAACTTTATTGTTAAACGGATCAAGTGCCTCGGCTTTAAAATGTTTCTTGATGTCGATGTTATTTTTAGCCTCATTTGCACTCATAAGAGTTGTCAATGATTGGTCAACCTCATCAGGTATCTCAGCAACCAGTTCTTTGATGCCGATTAGTTGTCTGTATGTTTCAGAGTTTAAATCGAAACCTGCTTTGGTAAGTAATTTTTTGATTGTATCAGCTAATATTGCCATTGTTTTTGTGTTTTAAATTATAATTAACGTGCACCGCCACATCCTTTGCAGCCGCCTTTAGGTTTAGTTTGCTTTGCCATTATTTCTTTGGTTTATTTGTTTCGTTTTTAGCCTCTAACATCTCCATTAACTTAGCATTTTGCGCAATAAGCATCTCCATGATGTTTGTGTTTGCTGCATTCGGTTGCCCTTTGCGTGTCGGTGGATAAAGAATAGCGTGTGCTTCGGCAACTCCTAACTCTGCCGCTTGCTCGGTTGTCAACTCAACTTCCTCAACTTTGTACTTTTCGCGTTTTTCATTGCTCAAAGAACGCTTATAAGTTTCGTGAAATTGTTTGTTTGTGCGGTTTAGTGGGAAGTAATTAACTTCGTTTCGCACATTTGTAATCTTTAATAATTTAAATAGTGTCGGATTTGTTTCCATTTTATTATTGGGTTTAATTATTTATTTGCAAATGTAGCAATTATATTTTTAGGTACAAGCGAAGCGGGTATCGGATATGCTTGATGCCCGCAGTTATAACCGCCTCGATAAGTTTGAAAATTACTTGGGTTAGTATCCTCAATCATTCCCTCAGGTAAGCCAGTGCGGTCATATATTTGTCCTTTCATTTCTTTAAATTCGGCAAAGTTACCTTTGATAATCTTTGGCAGTTCACTACGATGGTAGTATTGCTTTTGAGTTAATGCCTTACAAAACGTTCGTGTTGTCTTTATATTACTGCCGACATATCGAAACCAATCCCAACCCAAATCCGCGCTTATAGCTTGGTTAACGGTTGCGTTGTATTGATTAATCGAATCAGTTGCAATCTGTTTAGTGTATCTAACCAACGCGCCATCAATCGTTGGTGTGCCATTGATGTAGTTGTTTAGTTCCTTTGACAACTTAGAGTAACTTCCACCCGTAGTTACATAGGTGTTAATCATTTCGCGCACTGGCGTAATGAGGTTTTGATTCAATCCCGATTCGGTTAAACCCTCCAACGTAACCGATATTGATTGTTGCCTTATTGCCTCAACTACTTTAGGCGGTTTAAATTTCTTTTCAAGTGCTTTGTAGTAAGAAAAATTAAGCGCGTTTACCTTATCGTAAAGCTTTGCAAACTTGGTTACACTTTCGCTATAATCCGAGTCATCTAAAATAATTGTTTCTAAGTCGCTCTTAAGACTGGATAATAGTTTGATGTTCTTAACTGAATTCGTTATCGTATCGCCTTGAACACCTAACTCACGTTGAAATTGTAACAACCTGCGATAGATTTGTTCTTGGATTTTTGGCATTGCCTCATTCCAAGTAATCAAACCATTGTCAATGGCGTTTAATGTTGCTTGTATTTCTCTATTCGCTTGCGCCATTATCTACAATAGTAGCACCAAATATTTGATTAAACAATATATCCTTAGTGTTTATTTCTTTCAATTTCTCAACTGCAAATGCATTCAATACCGCTTGTTGCCTTGACTTATCTAAGCGGTTAAATTCTGGATTCTCAGCGTATGCACGTTGCACAAAATCTTGAATGTATGTGCTTATAACTGCATCGGTTTTAGAAAGCATTTTATTGCTTACCAACAACGCTTTCTCCTCTTGTGTTTTACCACTTGCTGGGTCAAGGTTGAATGCATCGCGTAACATATCTTGCATTGCAATGTCATTCGGAAAACGCTTAACGATATATTCCAACTCTTGCGCACTTAACACCGCATCATTTAAACCGCTATCCTTAGCCGCTTTAATCTCTTCTAATATAAGTTGACTGCCTAAGATGTCAAATTGATTTGGCACAACGCAAACGGGCACCATTGACTTAATGGTTTCAACATCGTATATCTCTTTATATCTCCACATTGCACACAACTCAGCAATGTTAGTCATTATAGTTCCTATATCAACTGCAACACCATAAAAAGTGTTGTTTGTTTCATCTCTATCGTATGCCTTTGCAACACCACTTTGAGCCGCGGGTTGTGCTTCTAAAAACTGCATATTGATGGCAGCTAACGAACGATAACGCATTTCGTTTATGCGTTTGTCCTGCAACTCTGCAATCTCGGTTTGTTTTTGTATGTAGCCCATCGGTGGAGTTGGAGCAGGCACTTCTCCCATCGTTGTTTTTGCAGGCCTTACACGTATAGTTTCGTAAGGCGATGTCGGTATCTGCCCATCCTTACACTTGCTATTAGTACAAGGAACACGCTCTTGCTCTTTTGTAAACGTAAATCCTTGACCGTTGCAACTTTTACATTGCTCATCTTGGTAAATCCAAACCGTTGAATGTATGTGCTGCGTTATTTCAGCACGCAAATCACTAAACTCAACCGTAGCCACGTTAAGCCATGGTAACATAGCCTTTAATCTACTTTGATATTCGCGGCCAAGTTCCTCTTCCTCTTCAACAACACCACCAATTGTAAAGCCAGGGAATACACCAAGGCCATGCAATGTTTCCTCAACTAATTCAAACCCGTTGCCTTTCTTTTTCTTGCGCCACTTTGACCAACTTATTTTATCAATCGAATAATATACATTGCCATTGTCATCATCTTTGTAAACTATGCTATTGCCCTCGTAATGGTAAACAATGCTACTTGAATTGATTACGTAAGGTTTCGGTTTCTTATATTCAGTCGGCTCAGCTTGTTCTGCCCAAACAATAATAACACCATTAGCATCGATTGTATATTGTTTTAACCCAACTTGAAAAGCCCAATTCATTAACGACTTGGAAGCGGTAAAGTTTTTAGTGAGGTATGTTTTTAAGTCCTCATCTTTTGCTATTCGTGGATATTGCGTGTCGGGAAACTTTAAAAAGAATCCATCCGCACGTTGTATTTTATTTAGTGCATTTAAAACACGATCATAAACCTCGCTAAACACCGCCTCATAAGTTTTCTTACGATACTCCTTGACAATTATGTGCTCGTTAGGTCTTACCTCATCAATTAATTTACGCGGATATTCTCCATCAGAATAGTATTGAAAGTTAACATACTCCTCATCCTCTATGTGTGGATTACGTGCGACATCGGCAACGATATCGGCATCAATAATAATGTATTTGTTTTCGGTTTCCATTTAGTAAGTATGGCGTTCTGGAGCCCATCTTCTTTTAGGCTGTTGTAAAAATTTATATCGCATATTCATTCTTAATGCATGAATTTGCACAAGGTTGTTATAGATTGTTAATTGCACTTCACTTATTCTGTTACCTCCAATAGATACACCACAATAGTCATCTGTTAAATCCTTTAAGCGCATTGTTTTAGTTGAATCCATTGGCCAAAAAGTAGGGTGATACATTTCTTGATGACAGTCAACACCTAACTGACACATTGCAATCCATAATGGCAATTCATCGGGTATGCATCCAGCAAACTCAATGTTTTTTACACGTATGTTTTCAAAGTTTTCTACCCACTTTGCAAACAATGGATGGCCTTTTTTCCACCAAATAAACTCGCTATGCACATTCCAAATCTTTTCAGTTGTGAATCCAAACGCTTCTTTTACTTCTAATAAGTTAGCCCATTGCTTTGAATCGGCAGTAATCTCATCACTATCATAGTTTTTAAACCCGCTATTTTTTACCGCGAAATCAATGCCATTTAGCGATTCAATTACCTCGTTTATTTTATGATTGTTAATCATAATCACATCGGCATCAATAAACAACGTATAGTCATAAGGTGTTAACTCATCCATGTGCGCCTTTGCTTTGATGTAGCACGTTTCGTTATCCTTAAGGGTGTAGCAATGTGGCGGTATTTCTTTTATCTCGGTAAACAATGCTTTGTAGTCTTCATCTAAACGCGTGATAGTATCGGCTTGCGTTACTAATGTTATAGGTAAGTCACAACCGTTTGCACGTAATGACATTGCAAGGTTTGCAGCCATGCACCCATAGTTTTTATGACCGATTCCGATTAAAAGTATTCCAGTTGTCATTCGCAGTTAGAATTAAAGTTGTTAAATGGCGTTTCAAAGATAGTAAAATCTGAGCTCCAAATGTTTACGTTCTGCATTATTTCGGGATAATTATTGTTATACTCATCCTCAAATCGTGCTTGTATTTGAGTTGTAAAGTTTTCGGGTGTGAAGTAAATGCCATCGTGATTCAATGCAATGACTAAGTTTTGATGCACTTCCTCTGGCACTTCATCTACATAACCTTTATAACGCTTTGCCAATCGCGCAGATAATAGTTGGCGGCTTCCATCAGGGCGAACATAAACAGTTTTGTCGCTGCTAATGTTTGGCTCTTTGAAGTATAATGGTAAGCGGATTCTATTTATTGTCAATGCTATGTTTGGAAACGTGCCAAATGCTCTATAAACAAACCCAAAAGCGTTAGATGTGTTTATGTATTCAAGTTTAGTGCTTAAACATTTATCGTTAACCTTTTTAAAGCATTGATTTGATATAAAAAAACTTGGCTCCGAAACACCACACGCAAACGCTAACTGAAAACAATCGCCATCATAAATGTTATCTAATAAATCAGATGACAAAAACGAAAACCAAATGTTATAAATCGGCACTCCGCTTTGTGTTCCATTAGTCACAATGTTTGTAGTTACATCTGCAACAATAACTGCGCTGCCACCGTTAGGAATCTTATACATTGTCACGCTACTTATTACCTCACTCGATACTATTTGCGTTTGAAAAGCAACATCGCCAACCTCATAAATCGGTAAGCAAAAGTCTTTTTGAATTCCGCATTCGGTATCAGTTACATACTCGGGTATGCCTAAGTCATTCGCCAAGTTGTAAAAGGTTACAAAGCTATTAGGTATGTTTAATATCGCTGCCATTATCTTCTTATTAAAAGTTTAAATTCTGCTAAGCCCTCGTTCGGATCGTGATTAATTTCAACAATGTTACCAATGTAGTAAGTGTCTGAGCATCTGAATCGAATCGCACCATAAGGATTTACTTTAACATCTTCAAAGTCTGCCATCGAAAACGGTGCGGTAAAGGTTACATATTCAGTCTTCCAAATTGGTGTTTCATAATATACATCGCCCATTATCGCAGTGCTTATCGTTGCGTTTTCGGTTATAGGTTGGTTTTCTATTTGACAAGTTGCAGTCATTTCACCCGTTGCAATGTAATTACCAGTGCCGCTTGTAAAGATTTGCGACTCATTTGTCGCTATCGGTGTAGCTGCGGCAATTGATTTAAACCACCTCAACAAGTTGCGCACTGGTGTCAACACGTAGTTCATTCGTGTTGCAGGAGAATAGATATTTGCAGCTCCATTGTCAATTCCTCTTATCGCGTATAAAAAACCATCTATAGTTTCTGAATTAATAATAAACAAGTCATCATCATAACGCCAGTCACTTGTTCCCGTTTCGGCTTGATTTTTTCTACGTGTTACCTCAATCGTATATCCTGCACTTATGATGTCTGCCATTAGGTCTAACTCAGTTGGGTTTGAGTCGATGTTTCTGCGGTATTGTCGCTCTGTATTCATCTCATCCAACCCGTTAAACTCTTCGGCTTCCCATTTGTTATAGCCAACCATTATCGTTCCGTAAATCAAATCTTTTGCAGTTGTGAATATAGCTTTGTCAACCAACCCGACATCAACAACTATTGTTGACTTATAAAAGTGCTCAATACGTGCAATCTTTAATTCAGTTTCGTTATTGTCAAACCCCCAACCGATGTTAAATATTTTGCGACATTGCTCAAATAAATATTCGTATGATGTAAATAATTTTGGAACACTTGGCTCGGTTACATCACGTAAAAATGAGCCCTTAGTTATTGAATATCTATCTAAGCAATCTCTTAACTCAGCCTCAACCTCCAACAATGGACAATCTGTGTCCATGTATGCAGTCGGTAAGAACTCTAACAAGTCAGGCAATGGAACTGAACGCGTAACTGATGGTGGATTGGTGCTATTGGCTTCCATATTGAAATAGTTAACACCACCTGCATCATAATCGACACTTACATCAAATGTATCAAGACCTGAAGTTGTTGTTTTTACAATATCAATGTTAAAATAATAACTTATTTGCTGCAAAACAAACGATGGGTTTGTAACTGTCCCTGAAAATGTTACATCAAAAGATACAACTAATGGTGTATTTGCAGCTATTGAGCCTGTTGCAATGTATGTGCTTCCTAAGATTGTCAAAAGTTCAAAGTTTGATGCTTTTTCTGCAAAAAGATAAAGGTCAAAGTCTGCATCGTAACTGCAAGTTATTGTCATTGTTCCTTTGCATCGCCATGTAACATCTATTGTAGTAACAATATTTTCAGATGTTGTTGCTTCGTAAAACGATAAATTTTGATAACCTAAATACTGATTAGGGGCCATTGGCCAAACTATTATATTAGATTGTGCATTGTTAATATAAACAAGTGATGGAGATACATTTGAAATGTTGCTATCTCCAAACTCCATTATCGGATTATTAGGCAAATAAACTGGAAAGTAGTAGTATCTATTAGCAGGAGATATACCAATATTGTCATCGTGATGTCCACTCCAATTTGCACCATCCTTATTGTTTGCGGTGTTTTGCAAAAATATATCTTGCCCCTCAATGTTTAAAGTAGTATAACTCATAGGGCTTATGGTTTCGCCATCAAAGTTTTGTGTAGTTAAAATGTCAACATCCTGCCCCATTCTACTCATAAACACATCGGTGCACTTGGATGCGGTAACGCTTAACTTAATGAAGCAATAGTCAGCACATTGTCTTTCAAATGTATTAAAGTCAAATGCACCTATAAAGTAGTTTGTATATCCATCGCCCTCAGCACATTCGTAATCGATTTGCACTTGGTATTGACCGTTTGCGCCATTCGTTTGATACTCGGTATAAAGCAAATCGTAAGCTTCACCAACCCACTCAAATGAATCAGTTGAGATGTTTATATTGATGCCATGATGCACAATGTTACGCGTTAAGTTGCCACCAATACCATTCCACCCAACTGGCGATTCAACAACGGTCGAAACACTTGAACTGTTTATTAATGTGAACTTCCAATTCATGCTCTGTATCTCATTTTTTTGTTTCTAAATTCAACGCGGCTATTTTCTTTCAATAAAAAAGTTGTTAATCCTTGCTCATCAATATTAACATTAAGATTTGATTTGTGCTTTGCCATAATGCGGTCTAACTTATCGTAGTTTATTCCATCACTACTTGCACTTTGTTTAGTTTGAAATTGTGCCGCAAGGTCGAATGTTCCGTTGGCTAATGCAGTTAAGATATTGTTTGCGAATGTAGGCTCAACCTCGCCACTGTTAAGCACCTTTAACGATGGCAAATAGTCGGATGTTGATTGTCTATTGATTACATATTCACCGCGCTCAGCCTCAATCAATGTGCCTCCACTTGAATGCAGTTGACCGCCTACCATACCCCCATCGGCAAACTTTGGCGGTTGTGTATTTGAAATAACTGCGACTTGTGCTGCGGTTGTTATTGTGGCCAGTGCTAACGATGCTATGGTTGCAGGATTTAATGGCCCACCTGGAACTGTTGCAAGTATGTTACCGATTGCTAAAGCTCCATTGATTATAGCTTGTGCTATTGAGGCTTGTTTTTGTGCTTCCCACGCGCGTGTTTTGATTTCGGCTTCTTGTTGTTGATAGCGTTCCTCAATCTGTAATCGTTGGGCATCGGTTAAGTTTTTATTAGCCAACTCGGCATCCTTGCGTTGACTAAGTGATTCTAATATATCGTTTGTTTCGGCATCTCTGTTTTGTTTGTTTATTGTAAAGATGGTGTCGGAGACTACTTGCGCTGAATCAAATGCTAACTTAGTGTATTCCTTAATTTTTTCTTTATCATATGCGGCTTTCTTATCTGCGGCTTCTTTTGCTGCATCTAATTTTGCTTGTTCTGCCGCTGCCCACGCTTCTAAATCGGCATCGTAATAGTCATCTTGCGCGTATTTTTTATCCACCAACATCCTAACAAATGCATCATATTCTTTGTCAAACTGCTCATTCTTTAATATTAATTCGCTATCAGTTAAATCGCCAGTTAACCTTACTTGGTCTTTTTTTAATTCAGTTATTTTTTTAAAGTAAAATGCTTGGTCATCAATTGATGTGGAAGATTCCAAAGCTATTTGATTAGCTGCTATTTCCTCACGCAATCTGCGTTCTTCCTCTTTTATTGTGTTATCTACTTCCTCTTTTTTATTTTTTACAACTGCTTTACTTGTATCTTTTTCTTTTTGCAATTTAACTTTGGCTGCGGCCTCATTAATATTTGCTATATCATCATTATAAGATTTTTCGGCAAGTTTAAAATCTTTAACATACTGGTTGTATATTCTTAAACGTTCGGCTTGATATGTTTTATTTGTTCTAATTTGATCACTAATGTCTAATGCATTAAATTCATCATCAAGTGTTTTTATATCTTTACGCATTTCTCTTTCAAACTGCA